GTTGCCCATCATAAGCACTTTCGTAATTATCTTCCAGCTCATTATAATCTTGCACACCGGTTTGAAAACCAGATTGGTAAGAAAATATTTGATCTTCTGGAATATCATTTGCTTCCACACCTGTGGACCGGCCATCATAATAACCGCGAGCAAACCAATAGGATGCATTATAAGACATTATATTATCTCCAATCAGATATAAGAATCTTCCAGTTCAGCGATATTATCTTTAATATCCTGAATTTCATCACCATCAATATCGCTATCAAGGCGTTCCAGATCATATTCCAGATCCGCAATCATATTATCGATATATTCATTTACCGTAATACGATAAGCAGTAGGATCGCATTGCTTCAGAATCTGGGAAGGATAGAAGGTTAGATTACCAATAGTAACTTCACCTTGCTCATCCAGCAAATCGTTTACCATATCAATAATGTCGTGATGTTTCATAATCTTTCCTTTTTTAATCAATCAATGCAGAGAATTATACAGGTTTTGGTAGAAATGGCAACTGTATACATTAGTTCTCCATCTCTCCGGTCAAGTATTAGATCACCAATTCCTTGGGAGAATAGGTAATCTTGCCCTCATAATCCAGTTGGTCGCGCTCAAACTCCGTCAGATAATCATCCGAGACAATTTCCCAACCGATAATATGCTCACGATGATATTCATTATCCGATTCAATATCAGACCGAACCACCATAATGGTTTCAGTAATGGTACCAAAATCAGTAAAGTTTTTAATGACATAATCATTCCCACCCTTTGCTTTCCAGTATTGGGGACATTCACCAACACCGTCCCAATCATGAGCACCATAGTTTTCATATACTTGGGTGGTAATAAGAAGTTTTGCCATTTGTTTGTTCCTTTTGTTTAACCAATACCTGATATTCTACAGGTTTACCTCGGTTTGTCAACCTAATACAATAGTTCTCCAGAATAATAACAGAGAACCATTGTATTAAATAGAGTTTACCTGACTTTTTACCTTAATGCTTACCTGAATTATTAATGACCGATTGGTTAGTAATATGATAATGACCGATTGGTTAGTAATGCGCGGAGAGTGTCGCGGATAGGTAGTAGGATTGGACACTAAGTTCGTATATCTCACCGAATTATATCCAGAACCTACCAAAATCACGCAGGAGACTATAATTATTCGAATAGCCCCTGAGCGCTTATCAATATTCCTCTAGATCAAACTCGCATCCATAATCATTAAATGCCTGATCCCGTTCCCAAATCATCATTGCTTTATAATCTAATGCATCATTTAGATTATCAAATGATTCGATTATAATGCCAGACTGAGTGACATTATATACACGATTAACATTATCAAAAACGATATTCATATTAAACCTTTTTCAAATCATTAATGGTTCGCTGAAACAGATTAATAATATCAGCCTGCTTATTAATGGGCAATTCAGCGAGAACCTGTGCCAATTGTGATTCCAGATAACCAGCAGCGTATGCATAGCTGTTATATTTGGTTTGGGATGCATCCGAAAACTCACGAATTACATTGTGGATTTCTGCATACTGAAGTTTTACTTTTTTCATTTGTTGCCTTTCGTTGAATCGATTCTTGGATAATACAGGTTCTGGTAGGAATGGCGAGCACTTTTTTAATAGTTGACCAAAATGCTGTGGCAAGCGTTTTTCGATTGGAAATTCCTATCGCGGGAGAGGTATCGATAGTCGTGGATCAGTCACGCAGCCCCAGCGTCCACCCCAGTCTGCTTTCGAATAGGTCCCATTATACAGGTGCTGGTGGGGTTTGCAATACAGCACAAAAGTACTCCATCCTTCCGATGGAATACTAAAGTTTACAGTTGCCATTCTTCCAGTCCTCCGCCATAATCCAACCATTGAATTTTGAAAGGAAAGATATGAGCAAGGTCTCCGAATTGAATATAAGCATCCAAGAGGATATCATGGATGGTCGCCTCTCCTTTGCGGAAATTGCCGCCAAGCATGAGGTGCCCCTGTCCTGGGTGGATGAGGTGGTTGGTGAAATGGTCGAGCAGGAATCCTTCCTCTTCCCAGAGCCATCGCTGCAAGCCTGCCTGGATTTTGATATGGGCAAGGAAATGGCAAAGGGTGAATAATCCATCCTGGCAACTGAGAACCATTTTCTACAATTGCCACTTTCACCAAAACCTGTATAATTGATTCCATCAAATCGAAAAGGAAATAAAATGTTCGAAGTCACCATTGGTAGCAAGTCCACCCATGTCAGAACCGCCAGCGGTGTTTTCACCATCCGCTATTCCACTGAGCACCGCCGCTATCAAGTGCTGCGGCTCCGTGGTCGGAATGTCCTCGCTGAAAGCTATAACGGCTTTCAAGGTGCTCTGGATATCGTGGATCAGCTTTCGAAGGTTGCCTAATGAAAGCAATTGCTGGTTTCTCCTGCATTGTTTGGTTGGTTTTTGTTCTCGCTATTGTCATTAAGTAAAGGAAATTAAAATGGCTAAAATTGTGTCCTCTAATGTTGGTGCCCTCCGTACTGCTCGCCGCGAGCTTATCACCTTGCGGTTGACCATTAAAGAGCTGGCTGCTCGCGTTAAGGCTGAGAAGCTGGAGGCTGCGGAAGCTAAGCGCACCGCCGCTATTGCAAAGGCAGAGGCGCGCCTCCAGAAGCTGCTTGCTAAGCAAGTCGGCAAGGTTGGCACCAAAGCCGCCAAAGCCAACCGCAAGGCTGGTGCTGTCACCGTTACCAAGGGTGCTTAATATGACGGACTTTTTTGACCGCTTCGAGCTGCAGATTATGGCGGCTGTTGGTTCCATTGGTTTGGTTATTGTGGTTCTGGACATGATTGTCTGGAGACCATGAGGTGATTATACGGTTGCTGATTTGCTTTGGCTTTATGGTGCTGGGGGCTACGTACCCCACCCAGACGCTACAATCAGCTTATGTTTTGTGGTCTGGTGTTGTCTTAATTGTTAGCAATGTACATAAGGTCCTATATCCTGATCCAGTCCCCAAGGCAGAGCCTCAGAGTCAGGCAACCAAGCAGCCTACACCATAAAGCGCTCCGTGGCAAGTACTTGACCGGACGGATGGAGAACTAAAGTATACGGTTGCCAAATACCACATTCTCCGCCATAATACATCCATCGGTTAAACAAAAGGCAAGAAAATGAACAAGCTCTCCAAAACCTCTAAGCTGGATAACATCCTCTCCTGGTCGCTGCAAGCTATTGAAACCTGCCCCGGCAGCAAAGCGTCCAATGGCGACCTGGTGGCAGCTTGTTCTGGTTGCTATGCTACCACCGGGATGTACAATTTCCCAGGCGTCAAAGCCGTCCGCTTTGACAATAAGCTCGCATGGCAGGAAGCTACCTGGGTTGACACCATGGTCAAAGCGCTTACCAAGCAACGCTTCTTCCGGTGGTTCGATTCTGGAGACATGTACTCCATGGAATTGGCTGAGAAAATGTACCAAGTCATGGTGGCAACCCCCCATGTAAAGCACTGGCTTCCCACGCGGATGTATAAATTCGCTAAATTCCAGTCCATCCTTGCTGCCATGCAAGCCTTACCTAATGTAATGGTGCGTCCATCCAGCGATGCTGTGGATGGCACCTTTACACCTGGTGTCCATGGCAGCACCATTCTACCTGATGCTACCTCGGTGCCACCTGGTGTTACCTTGTGCCGCGCATATGAGCATGGTGGTAAATGTAATGGATGCCGCGCCTGCTATGACAAATCAGTGGCAGTTATTGGTTATCCTGCCCATGGCCGCAAAATGGCAAAGGTTATCCGCATAGCAGTCGCCGCATAATTGGTCCCCGCCTGAGGCTCAGCTGGATAGCGGGGTTGGGGCAGTGCTGAAAGGCGCTGCCCTTTTTTTTGGCTTATATGGTGGTGGCTGGTTGCCATGGTGCTGCTGGTGGCAGCTGTTATGGGGTATGGATGGGGGTATGGGGTGAGCGCGTATATGATAAAAAGCCCCACCAGGTCAAACTCTTTTTTCCAATTTTTTATTTTCTGGGGCCGGATCTAAGGATTCGAAATTTTTTTCTGGAGTCCCGGATCATTCCAGAAGCGTTCTTGATTGGATTTCCCAATATCTCTCTACGGATTTTCTAGCATAATCTGAGTCTACAAATTGGCCATTGTGTAACTCTTGGTGCATATAGTTTTCTACTTTATAAATTTTTGCGAGCCACACAGCGGATGCACCTGTACCTAGTTTATGTACAGCACCAACGATTTGCCCGTCTTCTTCGTTATAGTATGCCCAAAAGTTGAATTCTTTTTCCATCCATTTTTTCATTCTTTATCTTCTTTCATAGGTCTCTCTGGTCTATTCATACAGAACTCACAGTTTGGATCATCACACTTGGATTCTAACCATTCATTGGTTTCTTCATCATAATACGCATCGTATTGTTCTGAGTAAACTTTCTTCATATCAATCGTACATCTTTCTTAGAAGTCTTACTTGTTCATCAGGTGTCACAAAGCATCTTACATGGTACTTTCTACTCATGTCTACTGGATCTTGCATCATTGTGAATTCGACCAACTTGTTTTCGATTAGGTGAATTGCAAGTTGTTTTGCAAGATCCTCTTTGATTGCAACCTTCAGTTCTTTGTCGGGAATAGATATAGACATATATTGACTATCGGAGACAATACATTTACCAGTGACCATCTTGCCACCGATTGCATACTCTTTGATATTGAATTCGATATCGTCAAACATATTACTTTACCTTCTTCTTTCGTTTTGGTTTTTCTTCTTCAAAGAAATTCTCAAGGGATGAAAAGCCAATGTTTTTAGACTTCTTTGATTTTTTCTCGGAAGGCTCTGGAGTGTCTTCTAAGTTTCCTCCAATTGCCTCATTGTATTCTTCCTCTGAGGATTCTCTGAGGGTCACGGATTCGGTCCAGAATTCGCCTTCTGTAAACTTCACCATAGAGGATACGGAATGTCCTCTGAGGTACATCGTGTACTTGAAGTTGTTTTTCATCACAACGTCAGCACAGTAATATCCGTTACGATCTACTGTTGTCATCTTTTACTCATTGCAATGGTTGTCTTGATTTCTTGGATATCAACTCTTTTTCTCCAAGAACCAATAAAGAAGCCTTTGGGATTTTCGAGTCCTCTTAATGTCTCTGTTTGCCACACAAACGTGTATACTGGGAATAAAGATTCTTTGGGTGTTTCATTGTGCCACTCACGGCGTTTCTTCGCAATGTACTCTTTGAATTCTTCGTGAGTCCCAGCAACGATATAGATTCTTTCGAAAGGCCACTTTGGTGTGGGGTTAGGAACCGCCGGAGGCGCTTGAAACGCCGGCACTGGCGGATTGAGATTGAATGTGATAGTATTTGTAGAGTTTGACATAATATGCGAATCTAATTGGTTCTTGTTCCGGATTAGGAAGATGATCTCCAAAGATTTCTACCATTTCGTTGTAGATTCTTAAGACTTCTTCATTTTGCATTGTTTAGTCGCTTCTCAAGGTATTCTTCGTGTTGTACCCATTTGCCCTTCCAGAAACCCCATTCGCGAGCTTGTGGTCCCATAAAGAAAAGGGTTGTCACTGGTTTGTTGTCGTCAAGTTCTAGCCAGTGATATTCTTTTGAACGGCGGATGATAATAGAACCAGGACCACGCCAACGTGAAATGTCGACCATCTGAGTATTCTCTTGGTTAAAGACTGGAGTGTGTTCCCAGTAACCACCTTTGAGAATGATTGTCATGTAAGCCCATGGATGATCATGCATCACCGGTTCATCCGACTTCACAATCTTATGAAGAGTCAGGTTAAAAGGAAACCATTTACGATCTTTGAGAAACAGGTAGTACCTGTGCATGTAATCATCACCGGAGATCCTGTCTTTGATCAGGCGATAACGACCCAACTTGTTCATAATCTTGTGAAACAAACTCATAATTAAACCTCAATATTGGACCAGACTTTCAATTTTTCACGTTTAGCTTTTCTTGCTGCATTCACGTTACTATCCGAGATTATACACTTTTCCACCATAATGTCAACCATTGCCAAGAGGTCACCCACTTCTTCCTCTAGGGATTGTTTATTACTCTTGTTAGTATTTGGATTCTTTGAGTCGAAACCAAAACGGAAGATTTTAGAGATTGCTTGTGTCACCTCCGCACACTCTTCTTGTGCAATGCAGAAGACTTCTTTGATTTGTTTATCCATTGAGTTTCTCATTCAGTAGGGTTGAAGAAATATGAGAACCTGAATTGATAAAATCTTCTGCAACGAGTTCAGCATGTTGTTCGCTCGACACAACAGTTTTTTGAAGAATTCGATTATCCATATACATCGACACTTCCCACACTTCATTGTTTTTGAAAACGGTTGCTTTTTTGTTTCCATTTAGATATTCAGAATAAAACATTATAATTCCTTTTTAAGTAATAAGATCAATAAAACGGTTGAGAACAACTCGGTTACTCACTCGACCGCTAGCATACTTATTGAATGCGGATACGATACCACGTGTCGTAGCATTTTCTTTCACAATCAATTCGTTATTTTCATCTGTGTTCATTGCTTCTGAACGGAGAAGATAATACTCATCAAAGCCTGCATTACTAACAATACAATACCTGTCTTTGCGAGCCGCCTCTCTGATTTCTTGAGATTTAACATCAAAGCCAAAGGAATGATCGACTTTGGATCGGTAATCTCTTCCGTGAGCAATATAGAAACCAATCACGTTTGAATTTGTACGAGCTTTCAACAACTTAATCAAACAAGTTGTCTGAGCATTACTATAACGACTAACATCATACTCTTCTTCGTTTTTGGTTTTCGGATCACGAATGATAACTTTGTTCGCATCCTTGCCGTTAATACCTCTACGCAAATCTCGGGTATTTCCGGTGTAATCGGTATAAACACCTGTCAAAGGATGTCCCTCACCATCTGTCAAGAAAACGGTGTTCACAATTTGAAGTTTGTTTTTCTTCTGAAAGTCTGGAACAATTTCCATTGCAGAAATGATAGCTTCATTGAGTGGTGTGCCAGACAACGACAACCAATAAGGAGTCCTTACAATGTTATTGTAACTATTAATACCGGCAATATGCATCAACGCTGCGCCAGCATAAACAAAGTCTTTTGAAGACATGCGACTAGACAACAAATTAACAAGACCAAACCGATATGATGAAATATTGTTTGGTTTGACTTTGAAATTCACCATCTTTTTATCAAGTGTATCTTCAATGAAAGAATACACCTCAAAAGGAATATTTACTTTCTTGCAGAACATCACAAGGTTGAACAATTGTTTAACGGTGTTGCCAAGATGGCGAGCCATTGAACCAGACCAATCAAGAAAGATGATAAGTCCGTGAGACTTGCCACCAGGAATTACAGTAACTTTCTTGAAGATATCTTCGTTGAATTGATAAGAAAAGATTTTGTTCAGATTTAAATCGCCGGTCTTTGAAACACTTGCTCGCTTCAATTGATCAGCATTCTTACGCATTTCAAATTCTTTTGCCAAATAAGAGACAACCTTGTTAGAATCGCGGCGGAACTTGTCGAATCCTTTTTTATCGATAGCATAATTATCTTCGCGATATTGTTTGTAAACATCTTTGTAATCGAAAATCTGATTCACATCAAATTCTGGAACGTTCACATAATTGATTTGAGTATCATCGTTCGAAAAGAGTTGGTGTTCATTCTTACGATAAGCTTCATCGGTTAGAGAACGGATATTTTTTTCCGAATCGTCTTTTTGGCCAGTGCCTGTACCATTCAAACCTTTTTTTTCTTCGGTTTGTTCAACATCTTCTTCAGATGGTTCAGAATGTTGACTGTTATTTCCTTCTTCATCTTCATCGTAATTCGGTTGATCGGATTCGTTGTCACCATCATCTTCACCGGGTTCGTTGCCTTCTCCAGAATCATCATATTTCTGTTTTTCTTCTTCAATCATCTTCATATAATCGACAACACGCTTCGTCACTTCAATCACTTGATCGAAAGTTTCGGTGGATTCAATGTCTTTCAAAAGATCGCGTTCGGTTTCATTGAATTTGATTGCCAAGCCTGCGCCACCTTTGCAATGAAGGTTGACACGGTCAATGAAATTGTATTCGTTCAAGTCTTTGCCTTCCGTTTCAAAGAAATTTTTCTCCAAAAGTTCTTGGTAAGCTTTAACAAAGGAGTTTTTAAGTCCGGGATATTTGTTTTTGATTTTACGCTCAATGCGTGAGTCTTCAACAATGTTGAGAACACTCATGTTGACCTTCTCTTCTTTTGACTTAATCAGTCCATCAAGAGGAGTATAGAGAGCGTGACCAACTTCGTGACCCATGAAAAGATCATACTGTTGAGAAGAGATATTTTTATCAAGAACAGGAACAGTCAAGATACGATTCTTAACATCAAAAAATGCAGTTGCAACATTTCGTTGTTCAACGATCAAGTCTTCGGTGGCCATCAATTTAGCCAAAATAGATTTTGAATCAATCAGTGTCATCTTATTTCTTTTCAGTAATTACAAGTACATTGCCGGTAGGAGTCTGTTGAACTTCTAAATTCAAGACAGTGCCTTCTTTCCAGCCTTTTTGCTGAATCAGTTCATCGGGAAATTGTAGGATTGCATCACCTGAACCGTCATCTGCTTCGATCAGGTGTGTTACCCAAGAATTTTTCTCTTGCATTATTCATCTCCAATCACAATTTTAGTAAAATTACGCATGTTTTTGTCTTTACGTGAGTATTTTACATCATTTTTATGTTTTTGAACATACTTGATTGGTGTCCGACACACAGGACGTTGCAATTTTACAACAAAACTTTTTTTTGTCTTCATTTTAACGCCTCATTTTTGAAATTTCGACTGCTTGCTCATCAGAAAACACAGGAACCGCGTTGGATTTGTGCATTGTGGCGATTCCGACAACTTTTGTGCCTGTATAAACTTTCGGAGATGACTTGGTTCCTCCATTTTCACCGGTACTTAGTGAAGGAAGACGCACAGTCTCGCGGCCGGCAGGTGCCGACAGTTTATAACCTGTCAGAGTGTTATTGGTTTTAACAATTTTAAGAATTTTGGTTGGTTTGTGAGATTCCAACCACTTTTCGTATTGCTCACGCTCGGCCTTTGGCCTTTTTTTGACCTTGGATTTTGCAGTTCGTGTATAAATCATCATAATTAAATCATCCTCAATTGTTTCTATTATAACAGAATTGAGGATGTTGTCAAGCCAGTTGTTGTATCTACGCAACAACGAAATTTATATTAATCTATTTGTCTATAGCGTTTTCTTGTAGACTTTTGGTATTCATTATCATAATCATTATAATCTTCATTATAAAAAGATTTTCTTGAAGGTTTTTTCTTCATTTTTTTCTTTTCATAAAAGAACTCATAATCATCTTCGTTGTAGTTTCTATTCCTACGAAACCTTTCAACATTTTTTGACACTTAGCTACTCCTTACTTAAAACTTCAAAATTAATGCCCCCAATTTTTGTTTCTGGTCTGTCTGACATATCAAACTCAGAAACATAAGTGATGTTTGTGCGGGGGTAACATACTTTCACCACTTTTAATAAATTACATACATTATCGTTACAATCGTTGAAAATAAAAACTTCATCAACGTATTTTATACTCTTAAGTATTCTTTTTCTAACTTCTAGGCTTTGGTTTAATATACCTGTCTTCATATGTAATAACATATCAGAATGTATACCTACAATTAACCAATCACCCATCTCTTTACATCTTTGTAGGTGTATTATTTCTTTTAATGTTATTGGATCAAAATAACCAGACGTTACTATTAGTTTTTCTTTGATTGTCATGGTAGTAGATCAGGAAAAGCCTCCTTGACGAACTTGTAATCCAATCCTTTTACACCTAAATCTTTTTGAAAGATTCCTAACAACACTTCAGCTTCTCTCGGTTCGATAGATTCTAACATTTGAATGAGTAATTCGTTCCGTCTTTTATCTGTGAGTGTTTCGGCTGTTTGGTTACCTTCTAGAAACATGTATAGTCTTCGTAGTTGAGCATTTAGACTATCATGTGTTATGCCTGGCAACATATCAGTCGGAACTTTATAGTTTTCGGGAAGCTCTTTTATTTTCCATTTAAAATCTGGATGATAAGTTAATTTAAAAACATCAACTAGAGTTTGTGACAAGTTATTGCCAATTACTTGCATTCTTTCTTTTTTGCTTTTAGCA